CATATAAACTAAGTAAAGATAACAATCTTGATAAGAAACATAAATTAGCAATAAAAAATAATCTAAAGAATATAGGACACCCTAGTCATTTAAAATAGGTTTTTCAAAATTTAATATATATATATATATTAACAACACAAATAACGTAGGAGTTATAACATGGCAAGTAAAGAAACAAAATTCACAGAAGATGAATTAAAACAACTTCAAGATCTACAGACATCATATCAACAAGCACAACTGCAATTCGGTCAATTAAAAGTGCAGCAAGTACTAGCACAACAACAGGCTGACGCAATGATGGAAGCTGAGGATAAATTAGAAGCTGATTATGTAGATATTCAAGAATCAGAACGCAAATTAGTAGATACTTTGAACGAGAAGTATGGTCCTGGATCACTAGATCCAACCACCGGTGTATTCACACCAACACCTCAAACTGAAGAACCTACTAGTTAATAAAACTTTAGTAAATACTATTGTTTGACTATTTTTATTATATTTATATATGAATAATTTAAGTTATTATTCGTTTTAATTATATTTAACATAAATCGGGAGAAGAAACATGGCAGAACGTATAGTAAGTCCTGGTGTATTCACTCGTGAACGTGATCTTTCTTTCTTACCACAAGGAATCGCTGATATTGGCGCTGCAATTGTAGGACCTACTGTAAAAGGTCCAGCATTTGTTCCTACTATAGTACGTAGTTTCCAAGAGTTTGAAAGTATATTCGGATCGACAGATTCACGATTTTACACACCGTATACAGTTCAAAACTATCTACAAGGTGGTGCTGGAACTGTAACTATAGTTCGTGTTCTTGGCTTAGGTGGATACACAAATGATTATCTATCAATCAAAGTCGGAACAAAAACTGTAGCAATTTTGAAACCATCTAGAGGTGGCACAAATGGGACGGTAGCATTACAAGGAAGTGGGAGTGTAACAGGGACGTGGGCAACAGGTACTCTAACAGTATCATCCAGTGCAGGAAACATTTCAAAAACAATTTCATTTAACACATCAAGCGCAGATTATATTGAAAACGTAATCAGTTCTGACCCTCAAGTTCAAACTTCAGGTCAAGATACACTACCAGTGTATTTACATAAGAACTTTAAAACGTATCAATCATCTATATCATCCGGATCTTCATCTATGGTAAGTGGTTCTGATAATTTATCAAACGATTACTCAGTAGCATCTACACCATCGTTACAATCGCAGTTGATTGCAGGTGCTAGATATAACTTGTTCAAAGTAAATACTAGATCACACGGAACTGGTGTAAATGATAATTTCAAAATCGCTATTAGTAACGTAAAAGCTGCAGGTAGTGTAGCGGGTAGTGATTATGGGTCATTTACTATGGCTTTACTAAAAAACAATCCTGGGCAGAATGACGATGGTCAGCTTATTGAAAGTTGGGATAATATGAGCTTTGATAAAGCAAGTTCGAACTTTTTTGCTAGAGTAATTGGTGATAGGTACGTAACTACTGATAGCGCTGGAAAATTAACATATAATGGTGATTGGCCAAATCGATCAAACAACATATATGTTAGTGATTTCTCAGCAGCAGCTGATGGGTCGTTACCTGTAACATGTGTTCCTATGGGGCATGCATCTGCAACTAATCCTGCTGCAGGCACCACAACAATCCCAGCAGCGTCATTCATTTCTGCACAGAATAACGCTCAAGGTGAATTTGATAGTAACGTTTATTTTGGTTGGGAATTTGCAGCAGATGATAATAAACAATACTTAGCACCACTACCATCAGGCGCTGGTAGTGGATCAAACGTATCCATGAGTCTTGAAGATATGTTAGGTGATGCAGATGCTAGTACTTTAGGGTCAACCTATTCTGGTGCAGCTGATCTGGTAACGTTAGCTTTATCTCACATCAAACAGCGCAAGTTCGTTGTACCTTTTCAAGGTGGATTTGATGGAGACAATCCTGCTAATCCTAAAAGTGTAGGTAATGATATATCTGCTACAAACACTCAAGGATTTGATTGCTCTACAGCAGCAGCCAGTGGGTCGGTTGCGTTCAAACGCGCTATCAATGCAGTCAGTAATCCTGATGAATTTGATATCAATTTACTAGTAACACCAGGTATTGTTCATGCTTACCATCCAAAAGTAACTAATCATTCGATATCTACTTGTGAAAGTAGAGGAGATGCTTTTTACGTATTTGATGGGTCTAAGTATGGTGAGACTGTTGATAACGCTATAGGTGATATTAGCACATTAGATACAAATTATGCAGCAACTTACTTTCCATGGGTCAAAGTTCTTGACGACTCTACGAATCAACCAACATGGGTTCCACCATCAGTAGTACTTCCAGGTATCATTTCATATACCGATCAAGTAGCACATGAATGGTTTGCCCCAGCTGGATTAAATCGCGGTGGTTTAACTCAAGTGCTTGAAGCTAAAACGCGATTAACACATTCAGAAAGAGATACTCTTTATGAAGATAGAGTTAATCCAATAGCATCATTTCCAGGTCAAGGTGTTGTAGTTTGGGGTCAAAAGACTCTACAAGCAAAACCATCAGCGCTAGATCGAGTTAATGTTCGCAGACTATTAATCAAATTGAAGAAGTTTATTGCATCTTCGAGTAGATATTTAGTATTCGAGCAAAACTCATCAGCTACACGGAATAGATTCATGAACGTGGTCAATCCATTTCTAGAATCAGTACAGCAAAACTCAGGTTTATCAGCATTTAAAGTGGTAATGGATGATTCCAATAACACTCCAGATGTTGTCGATCGAAACCAGTTAGTGGGTCAGATATTTATCCAGCCTACAAGAACAGCAGAGTTTATTGTACTTGACTTCTCAGTCATGCCTACAGGAGCAACATTTCCTGAATAATTGATTAGGTAGATCTAACACCCAAAAAACCCACCTAAGCAGTGGGTTTTTTGTTTATACTTAAAACTGTGAAAAAACTCAGAAGAATACGTACAAATGATTAGTGTGTTTTTTTAAATTTCTTATATTTATATACAAGCTATTAAATATATCTAATTTAGGAGATACACCATGTCAGAATTACTAGATCCTTCGGAAATCATGTTCACACCGTTCGAGCCGAAAACAAAGAACAGATACATCATGTATGTTGAAGGAATACCAGCATATCTAATTAAAACAGCAAATAGACCTTCAATTACATTTGACGAGATCGAGTTGAATCATATTAACATCAAGCGCTTTGTTAAAGGTAAAGGCACATGGGATACTCTCGAAATCACTCTATACGATCCAGTAGTACCATCAGCAGCTCAGTCTGTAATGCAATGGGTACGTCTAGGGCACGAATCAGTAACTGGAAGAGATGGTTATTCTGATTTTTATAAGAAAGACATAACTATTAATGTCTTAGGACCTGTAGGTGATAAAGTCGAAGAATGGACACTTAAAGGTGCATGGATTCAATCAGCAAACTTTAACGATTTGGATTGGAGTTCATCAGATCCTACTGAAATTAGTTTGACGTTGAGATATGACTACGCCATTCTCCAGTTTTGATTAAAGTATTACTTTAAGTGATTGTGTTTAAGTGTAATTGTAATAGAGAGTTTGAATCATACGATAGGAGTAAATAATATGAGCTTTATTAAACAAATGCTTTCAGATGATGCGAAGATTTCCAGTAAGAGATTTATTGGCTTTGCGTCATTTGCGATGTTAGTATGTAGTTGGATAGCTAACACATTTTTTAAATTCGCAATAAGTGAGACAATATTAGAAAATTTTATGTACATAACAGTTGTCGGGCTTGGAGTCACAGCAGCAGAAAAGTTCGGGAGACAATCAAAATGAAAATAACTAAAGCACAATTAAAAGAAATAATTAGAGAAGAAATTTATCTTATAGAAAATAATTCAAATTTTGCAATCGATGCTAAAAATACTATACAAAGTATAAAAATATCATCACTATTAAAGAAACAGTTTCCAAATGTTAAGTATGAAAAAACTTCAACTTTTTTTGATTTTAGTGGTTATATTGATAAAAGTGTAGCCGATAAAATTTATAAAGCCCTAAAAGGAAGTGGTATAAAATTTAATGTCGATGGTATATAGGAGACAATCAAAATGAAAATAACTAAAACACAATTAAGAGAGATGATTAGAGAGGAAATCCAAGCACAGAGTAAGTCCATGAGTCAGGAATTTAAAACATCATTTAAAGAATCTGTAAATGAAGCTAAAGCACTTTCTAAGATGAATACTGATGAACTCATCAAGCATT